CGGTGAAGGTCTGAAGATGTTCCAGCGCACGCCGATGGAAACCAGCATGGAGCCGGACTTCACTACTGGTAATATCCGATACAAGGCTCGTGAGCGTTACAGCTTCGGGTTCTCGGACTGGCGAGGCATCTACGGCTCACAAGGCGCGTAGATACCAAGCAAGAAAAAGGGGGCTACGGTCCCCTTTTTTTGTGCCTGTTATTAACCTAAACTCGAAGTGTCAAATGGTAATCAGATAGGCTGATTACTGGTTCAACAAGGAGAACTGTTATGACAACTCATTTCACTAGCGGAGTGACCAACGTAGCTGGCAGCAGCACCCTAGGCAAACTGAAGATGCCGGCCCCGGCTAAGTATCACGTCTATCACAACGACTTCGATACTTACCTGGCAAGCGACTGGACAATTACAACCACAGAAGGCGGGTCTGGAAACGCCTCTGAGGCCTTAGGCGACGGCGACGGCGGCCTGCTTGTTCTTACCAATGACGACGCAGATAACGACAACGACTTCCTGCAGCTTGTCAAAGAAGGCTTCAGATTCGAGTCAGGCAAGCAGCTTGCATTCAACGCTCGATTCAAGACATCAGACGCTGACGCGAGCGATGTAGTCATGGGGTTACAAATCACTGACACATCACCGCTTGATGTAAGCGATGGCGCCTTTTTCTTGCTCACAGACGGCAGCACGACTCTGCAATTTATCCTGGAAAAAGATGGCACTCAGAGCACATTGGATCTGCCGACAGCGATGGCTGACGACACCTTCATGACCGTGGGCTTTGTCTTTGATCCTAAAGACCAGTTGTTCCACATTTTCCAAAACAATACTGAAGTAGGCACTGTCGTTGCGACTAACGCGCCGGACGATGAAGATCTCACCGTAAGCTTTGGAATTCAGAACGGTGCGGCCGCAGCGAAAGTTATGACCATTGACTACGTTACGGCGATGAAAGAGCGCACTGCCTCAACCGAATTATAGGGGGTGAATTATGGCTGATGCTGTAACGAGCCAAACGATTCAAGACGGCGAGCGAATTGCTATCTTGAAGTTCACCAACGCCAGTGACGGCACAGGTGAGTCGGCAGTAAAAAAAGTCGATGTGTCTGCGTTGAATAGCAACGTGCGCGGAGTGGCCTGCTCTGGCGTCCAGATCAATCGTATTTGGTGGCAATGCACGGGCATGTCAGTAAAGATTGAGTTTGATGCAAGCACTAATGTCCTAGCTATTGGCTTGAGTGAAGACTCAAACGGCTATCATGACTACGGTGATTTTTCTGGTATCCCGAACAACGCCGGCAGCGGCAAAACGGGAGACTTAGATTTCACAACGGTCGGCCACTCCAGTGGTGATACCTATATGATCATTTTGGAACTTATAAAGTCCTATGGCTGACACCTCTGATGTAAAGAGAACGAAATCAGGGCGGCTCACCTATCGAGGTGAGTCGTTTCCTGGTTATAACAAACAAAAAAGAACGCCTGGGGCAAAGAAAAAATTCGCAGTGTTAGCGAAGAAGGGCGATCAAGTAAAGATCGTCCGCTACGGCGACCCCAAGATGTCAATCAAAAAAGACCAACCAGCTCGACGCAAATCTTTTCGCGCTCGCCACTCATGCGATGCGGTGGAAAAGAAGAAAGACGTTTTTGCGCCAAGTTTTTGGTCATGTAAAAATTGGTGATATAGATGGCTGAGTCTGAACTCGATCGCGCAGCGGAAGAATACGGTAGTGCCGTTTCTCCATACTCTGCACTCCAAGATTATTTGATCAACCGGCCAGTGTTCGATCGCGGCACGCGAGCAGCTCCAACAACACCTACTTTAAGATCGTTGGATTTCGCACAAGACGACACACAAAATCAAGCTGCAAGATTTCGCGACCTCCTGGCTCAACAAGAGACCACGCAGCGTGAAGAGCGCGAGGCAGCACTACAGGCGTTACGCGAAGGTTTGTTGGCTCAAACCGCAACGTCGGCGGCAGCACAAGCCTCTGAACGATCTGAGGTTGTCAAAGCTTTAGAGGACAGATTGGCTGGGGTGAAAGAATCCATCGCCACCGAGTCTCAGGCTCTACGCGATCAAGGGTTGCAAGAGCGTGCCGATATACGGCAGCAACAGCAAACGCTTGTTGACCAACTTCAACAGAATATCGATACGGCCAAGTCTGAATTAGCGGAGTCTCAGGCGCGTGTCTCGGAGGCTCAGACCACGGCGCTCGGTGACCTGGAGGACCGTCAGGGATCACTGATTGGTGATTTGACGACTAGGATCTCTGGCCTTAACGACGATCTCGGGGTCATCTCATCAGAAATTCGCGCCGATCTGGCAGAGCAGAAAGCGACGTTATCTGATGATCAAAAGGCTGCGGCCGATCTATTGCAGGCCCGTATAGATTCGTTGACTACAGAGCTAGGCGCTGTTTCTGACTCTGTCAAGACAGAAACCGCAGCACAAACTGAGCTTTTGCGAGGAGAGCGGGAGCAGCTCGTATCACAGCTTGAAGGGCAGATTGGGTCTTTGAAGGAAGACATTGGCGCTTTGCCGATCGATGAGATTCAAAACAGAATTGCTGACATAACGTCACAAAGCCAAGATTTCGTTGCTACAGCCAGCACAGAAAGAGCCGAGCTTGCCGAGCAAATCGCCGCGCTAGAAGCGGCCGGTTTAACACAGCAGGATTTAGAAGCCGCGCTCCAAGGACGAGCCACCACAGAGGATCTTGAAAAATTCCGGGGAGACTACCAAGCAACAGGCCGATTAGTGGAAGAGGCTTTGCAAACAGGGCAAAAGCAAAGGCAGGGTTTGGATGAAAGAATAAGGGCGTTACAACAGGCGCAGATCGACCCCAACACGATTACAGGATTGCAGTCTCAGATTCAGGCGTTACAGGGTCAGACTCCCCAGCAAATAGATGTCGAAGCTCTGAGACAGCAAATCACCGATCAAATTATGGCGCAGTTGGGACAACAGCAAGCAACGACTGCACCAGCCACAACCACCCCGGCTACTACCACTGTTCCTACTGGCGTTACCCCAAATGTTTCTGCTGGTATGACGGCCGGTGGCGACCCATACACAGGAACAAGCATAGGCTCTAGTTACGAGCCAGAGATGGGCGCATACGGTGTTATGCCAACGACCGAGGGCGCTGCCGAGATGGGCGCGACGCCATACTTCGATACTGCTGGCATCGGCAGTGAGATGGCCCAAGGCGGTCTTGACAGTGCGGGTATTGCCGCTTTAACCGCAGCTCCAGCTACGACGCAAACAGCAGCTCCAGCCACAACGCAAGCAGCAGCTCCAGCTACGCCCTCGACGCAGGATTTGATCGCACGACAGAGAGCTTTGCAGCAAGCAGCACTCGGGGGAAATTTCCCAAGTGGCCCTGGCCAGCGTGTCCTGCGAGAAGGTAATGATGTGCTGTTTGCTCCCGGAGGTTTTTGATGACGCAGAAAAAAATAAACAAGGTAATCAAAGGCTTGAAAAAAGCGAGCAACACTCACGCGAAACAAGCAAAGACGCTGGAGGCGATCAAGCTCAAAAAGGGCGGTTCTGCTGGTGATGTGCCGAAGAACGTCGCGAACCCTTCTTTGTACAGGAAAGCGAGAGCAAAGGCTAAAGCCAAGTTTGATGTTTGGCCCAGTGCGTATTCGAGCGGTTATATGGTTAAAGAATACAAGCGAATGGGCGGCAAATACAAAGGAGCCAAAAAAGCAGCAGGCGGCAGTGTTGAAATCGATGAGCAAAAAAGCGATCTAAACAAAGACGGTCGTTTGAGCAAGTATGAACGTGCTCGCGGCACTGCTATCGCGAAAAGCATGGCCAAAAAAATGAACACAGGAGGATCAGTGATGGTCCAGGGTCGCGGTTGCGGCGCGATCATGCCTTCCAAGCAAAAGAAAACGAGGGTTCCCCGTGGCTAAGCCTAAAGGCGGTTTGACCGAGTGGTTCGGCAAAGGCAGCAAGGGCAACTGGGTCGATATAGGCTCACCTAAAAAGGGTGGCGGTTTTGAAAAATGCGGCCGCAAGAGCACTAAAGACTCAAAGCGTAAATATCCAAAGTGCGTGCCGGCAGCTACTGCAGCGAGAATGTCAAAAGCGGAGATCAAGTCAGCAGTCACTCGTAAGCGGTCCAAAAAACAAGGTCTAGGTGGCAAGCCTACGAACGTTAAAACCTTCGCCTCAAAAGGTGGCGCTATATCTATACAGGCGCGTGGTTGCGGTGCGATCATGCCATCTAAGCAAAAACAAACACGAGTCCCAAGAAGTTAGGAGGCAAAAATGCCATCAAGAAGAGCAGGGAAAAACGTCAAAGGCGCGACACCAGAGCAAATTGGAAACCAAGCAAAAAAGACTTTCCGCGCCGTTGGAAAAGCTGCGAAAAAAATAAACGACACGGCGGCTAATAAAATTACAGCGCCGTTGGCTCGTCAGATAATCAAAAAAACCAAGATGGCTGTTAGCGATCTTGAGGCACAAATTCCCACAACAGAGGCAGTATCGATGAAAAAAGGTGGCGCGATGAAATCAAAAGGTATGAAAAAGGGTGGCGCGATGAAGGCGAAAGGCATGATGCGCGGCGGTGCGATGAAGACTAAGGGCATGAAAAAAGGCGGAAAGATCAAAGCTAAAGGCATGGCTAAAGGTGGTAAGATGGCCACTAAGGGCTACGCAAAAGGCGGAGCGATGAAAGCTAAAGGATCTGCGCGCGGTGGAGTGCGTAAGCCTTCTAACAAGAACAGCGGTTTGTTTGGATAAAAAAATATGGCGTACCTCCAGAGCAACATCCCACATTTCAAAGCGTGGGTGAGGAAGGAGTACACACATAATCACGAGAAATACCATGGCGAGTTTGTACACGCTATGGTCATCGCTGTGACGACCATGCCAACGCGCTGCCTGAGTTTCCAAGTAATCTTTACCGGGGCTGAAACATACGACGACGACAACGAGCAGAATGTCCTGGGCGGTGCGATGTGGGCCAGAATGCCAATTACGGCCCTGGTTGGCGATACACCGCTTGATGAGTGGCCAGAGGCCATGCCCGTTTGGGCGTGTCAGCCGTGGGACTGTTCGAGCCACAATCACGCGGTATATGTTTTGGACCGCGCTACGCCGTGCCCTTGGCTGGCGAAGATTGACGGCGAGTTTTATCCTGCTAAGTACTATTTCACCGTTGATTACGCTGAAAATGAGATAGCAGACGACCCAGCGCAGCATAAACAGAGTCATGTTTTAGAGTTGTTGGACGCTGGTCCTTGGACCGGGAACATCGTCGCGTTACCAAACAACAGAGTTAGAGTCACTCATCCTGCCTGGTTCGAGGCTGGCGACGGTGCCCCTGACTTCAAGCCATCACAACATATCCATTACAGCAAATCCGATTTAGACTACACTCTGGACGTAAATCAGGTATTCGATAACTTATACGCGGAGACAAAGAGTGGCGGTAAGCGGAAGTAAAGACTTTGAGCTAGATGTAGCTGATTATGTTGAGGAGGCTTTCGAGCGTTGTGGCTTGGAGCTTCGCACTGGTTACGACCTGAAAAGTGCCACTCGATCCCTTAATTTAATGTTAGCGGATTGGGCTAACAGAGGGTTGAACCAATGGACGGTTAATCAAAAAACCATCACGATGGTGAAAGACACGACCGAATATACGATCGACACAACCAATCCCACGGCGACGATCGACGTGCTAGACGTGTTCATACGGGAGACTATCGGCGGTGAGACAACAGATGTACCGTTGAGTCGTATGTCTAGAGCCGAGTACGCGCACATATCTACAAAAAGCTCGACAGGTAAGCCCAACCAGTTTCTGATTCAAAAGAAATTGTCACCTTCAATAACAGTTTGGCCGGCGCCAGACAAAAACAGCACTTATGTGGTCCATTTGAACGTGTTGAGCCGTATGGATGACGCCGACGTGGGCGCGGACACCTTAGAGATGCCGTTCCGTTTTTACCCGTGCCTAGCAGCCGGGTTGGCGTATTACATGGCTCTGAAACGAGCACCGGATAAGGTGGCGATGCTGAAAGGGCTTTACGAGGAAGAATTCACTCGTGCAGCATCCCAGGACGAAGAGCGCGCGAGTTTTCGCATAGCTCCTGATTTACGCAACTACGACATCGCCTAGCTATGGCTTTTGCAAGCAACAAGCGAGCCTATGGGATCTGTGATATCACAGGGTTCCGCTACAGGTTGAAGGACATGAAAAAGACCTGGAACGGTCTTTTAGTGGGGCCAGATCAGTGGTCTCCGAAACATCCTCAGCTCATGAAAAAGCCCACACCGATAGATCCCCAGGCTTTGAAAGAAGCCCGGCCAGATCCATCAAGTGATGGCAATGACGGTACTGTTTTTGCCGTCTACACAAATGTTGGTGATGGTAAACTTGGCACAACTTTGCAAACATTTGCAATCACTGCTAGTGTGGGAACTGTGGAGGTAACCACGTCATGAGCTTCACTTTGGCGACTTTGAAATCGACTGTGCAGGACTACCTGCAGGTCAACGAAACCACGTTCAACAACAATCTGAACACGTTTATTACTGAGGCCGAGGACCGGATCTTTAAGATGGTCCAGCTCCCGGAGCAGCGAAAAAACGTGCAGGGCACCGTTACGAACAACAATAGGTTTTTGGCCACGCCAACCGATTTTTTCGCGCCATTTTCTTTGGCTGTTATCGACGGTAGTAGCAAGTACCATTACCTCGATTTCAAACACCCGTCGTTTATCAAACAATATAGCCCCACCACCACAACGACTGGTTTTCCAAAATACTACTCACAGTTCGACGACGCAGCTTTTGAGCTGAGTCCGATACCAAACAGTGGGTACACTGTGGAGCTGCACTACTTGGCCAAACCAACTTCGCTGACGGCAGGAAGTGACTCAGGCACGACATTGTTGAGCACCGAGCACCCTGATCCGCTGTTGTATGGAACCCTGGTAGAGGCTGCTATTTTTCTAAAAGAAACACCTGACGTGATAGGAAACTTCGAGAATCGTTTCAAGGAAGGCATCGCCCGGATGAAAAATCTTAGCGAAGGCCGGGGAACAAGAGACGAGTATCGATACGATCTTTTGCGTACTGGTGTTAGTTAATGGAAAAAATTGCAGAACTCAAAAACAAAAAAATAGCAATAATCGGCCTGGGAGCCTCTCAGATTGATTACGTCATTGGGGTAGAAAACAGCAAACAGTGGGATGAGGTCTGGGGCATTAACTCAGCTTTATCGGTTTTTGAGCTGGACCGCGTGTTTATGTTGGACCCGGTCAGCCGATTTCTTGACACAGAAGATGCCGGCAACCAAACCGAAGTAATGCGTCGGGTGTTACCAAACTACACAAAACCTATTTATACCTGTGAATTGGATGAGCGCGTGCCGGCGCTGGTCGAGTATCCGCTAGAGGAAGTTATCCAGGACCAGCGTTGCGCGTATATGAACAACACCACTGCATATGCGCTGGCTTTCGCGCTTTGGAATGAGGTGGGTCATATCGACCTTTTCGGCATGGATTTCAGCTACCGGCATAACTTGCATTTTGCGGAAGCTGGTCGAGCGTGCCTGGAGTTTTGGATCTGCAAATGCATATCTAGCCAAATAACTGTGGGCGTAAGCCCTCGATCCTCGCTTCTCGATCAGAACGTTGAGCTTGAGGAGCGACTGTACGGTTATCATCGACTCTCCAACCCTAAAATAGCTATGCCCGACCCGCAGGGCGAGTGGGTCATCTGCGACAGATCAGAACTCGCGTCGATGGTCAAAAAACACAATCTAGAAACGGTCGAAGTGCCGCACGCGCCGGAACCGTACAAGGGGTAGTCATGGCGCAGGGGACATTTGAGCTTGGTCAGGTCATGGTTTCTACAACTGACAACCGCGGCCATGATGTAGAGTTTTGGGCTGCAGAGACCACTAAGAAAATTGTCGGCATATCGGCTGAGGCAGACCCCCACATTCGGCAGCAGGCCGAGGCTTTCAGAAACCAGGTTTATACTCTAATATATTTGGGGATGAAGAGTGCCATAGCCTCTGATCGAGTGACTTTGCGGGGTCTTCTTGCAAGTCAAGGTCATGAGGATCTGGCGAACATAATTAGGGAGCTTTGACATGGCTATCACCTCTGCAATTCCTACCAGCTTCAAGCAAGAGCTTTTGGTCGGAACACATAATTTTACGGCGACTTCAGGAAACTCTTTCAAGCTGGCGCTTTACACGTCGTCAGCGACCTTGGGCGCTTCGACAACCGCTTTTACGACCACTGGTCAATCAAGTGGAACGAACTACACATCTGGTGGCGCAGCACTCACGTCAGTTACCCCGACGACGAGTGGGACGACAGCCGTATGCGACTTTTCCGATCTCACGTTCTCTAACGCAACCGTTACGGCGCGCGGGTGTATGATCTATAACGACACCAATTCGGATAAGGCGTGCGCTGTGATTGATTTTGGCGGAGACAAAACGAGCACGGCTGGTGATTTCACTGTCGTGTTTCCTAGTCCAACCGCCACTGGCGCAATCATTCGACTGGCTTGATAAGCCGTGGCGCTGCAAACGCTTGAGTTTCAGCCCGGAGTCAACAAGGAAGCAACAGACTACAGCGCGAAAGGCGGCTGGGTGGATGCAAACCTTGTTCGATTTCGCAAGGGCCGTGTTGAAAAAGTAGGCGGCTGGCTCAAGCTCGGATCAAATAATTACCTGGGCACCGGCCGTGCTTTGCACTCCTGGATCTCCCTGGGCGGCACACGTTTTTTAGGCGTTGGCACAACCTTCAAGTATTACATTGAAGAAGGATTTGCCTACAACGACGTAACCCCGATACGCTCAACGACTAGCGCGGGTGATGTCACTTTCGCTGCCACTGACGGCAGCAGTACAATCACTGTCACAGATACGGCTCACGGTGCGGTTAGCGGCGATTTCGTTACGTTTAGTGGGGCGGCAACGCTTGGCGGCAACGTGACGGCTGACGTTCTCAATCAAGAATATCAAATCGATCTGGTAACGACGGCGAACGCCTATACGATTACCGCCAAGGATACAAGCGGCACGACCGTGACCGCCAACAGCAGTGATAGTGGCAACGGCGGCAGTAGTGTCGTTGGCACATATCAAATCAACGTAGGCCTCGATACTTACGTCTCCTCAGCCGGCTGGGGTTTGGGCACCTGGGGTTCCGGCGGATTTGGCTCTGCATCAGCAATCAGCGCGGTCAACCAACTACGCCTTTGGACGCACGATAATTACGGTGAGAATCTGATCATCAACGTCCGCGGGGCAGGCATATACAGGTGGTTGGAAAACAGTGGCACGAGCACCAGAGCGGTTGAGCTTTCTGGAATTAGTGGTGCGACTGGCGTGCCGACCGTAGGCTTACAGGTCCTTACGTCCGAGACCGACCGACATTTGATAGTCTTAGGCGCTGATCCTTTATCGAGCGGCTCTCGAACTGGAGTTGTCGATCCCATGTTGGTTGCGTTCAGCGACTCTGAAAACGAACTGGACTTTTTGCCTACGGCAACTAATAGCGCAGGGTCTGTGCGATTGTCCAGCGGGTCGTTTATCGTAGGTGCAATCAAAAGCAGACAAGAGGTCTTGATCTGGACTGACACATCCTTGTACTCGATGAATTTTATCGGACCGCCCTTAACCTTTGCCGTTAATCTCGTCAACGAGGGTGCGGGACTGATCGGGCCAAAGGCTGCAGCGAACGCGCCTAACGGTGTGTACTTCGCCAGCAAAACCGGATTTTACTTTTACAACGGTTCGGTGCAAAAGCTGCCTTGTGCTGTGCAAGAGTATGTATTCAACGACCTCGATTTGAGTCAGGCGTTCAAGTGCCATATGGGCGTCAATTCTGAATACGGCGAGGTCTGGTTTTTCTATCCGAGCATCGAGGACGACACAGGCGAGGTCTCTCGTTATGTAATTTACAATTACGAGGAAAATCACTGGTCGATAGGCAGCTTGATTCGATACGCCTGGCTAGATGCCGGTATCGAGGACCAGCCTCTGGCGACCGCAAAAACGTCAAGCTCGAATTGTGTGTTTGAGCACGAGCAGGGGTATAACGACAACGACTCGGCAATGTCGGGTGTTTTCATCGAGTCTGCCGACCTGGATATTAGCTCTGGTGATGCGTTCAGCTTTGTCAAACGCATTATCCCAGACATGAAGTTCGTTCAGGAAGTTGGGGCAACAAACACGCCAGCGATGAACATCGTTTTGAAACGCAGAGACTTCCCTGGCGAGTCGTTAACAACAGACTCCACAACGCAAGTAACGCCAACTAGCACCTTCAGCGATGTACGAAGTCGCGCTAGACAGGTGGTTTTTCGCTTTGAGTCAGACGATGACAACACAAGCGACAACCAGCTTGGGTATAAATGGAGGCTCGGCTCGACCCGCATTGACATTCAATCTAGTGGGCGACGTGGGTGAGCAGCATCCTACAAACCCGGTTGCCTCTGGCGCAAGGCGACACCGTTTCCTCGGATGTTTTCAATCGCATGATTCGGGTGTTGGAATTGAACCTTTCAGCGGTCGATATCAATATCTCCCCGCATTTCAACGCAACCGAAATCAGCGAACTACAGTTTGCCACTGGGGCAATTATCTTTAATACTACAAACGGGATTCATCAAGCTTTCGATGGCACACAGTTCCGCGACCTGTACAGCCATCAGACGTACCCGACAGGCCAACAAATAACGAGCGCGGTAGGCGCAGTAACGGTGACCATATCATGAACCAGATGCTACAACAGAGAATCCAGGGCCTCATGGGAGACGCTCCCATGCCCCCTATGCGAATGCAGGCTGGTGGCGAAGTTGACGCTATGCCAGAAATGATGGCGTCAAACCAAAACGCAGAATTAGATGCGGCCATCAACGAACTGATGATGGCTCGGGATACAGCAGATGAACCAGGCGAGGCTCAGAAAGCTGAGCAATTAGCAGAGGCTGCAGTTATCGGAGCACAGGCTCCTATGGCTGATATGGCAGCACAGCTATCAGCGGCTGGTCGCGGTGATGACTCCCTGCTTGCACACTTACGACCTGGTGAAGTCGTTCTTCCGCCAGAAATGTTTGAAGACAGCAAGTTTGAGTCTGCTGTTGAGAACCGATTCAACGAGCTGGATTTAGACCCCGAGCGTTATGTTGTTGGCATGGGAATCGCCAGTTTGAACCCCTCGACGGGGCTTGAAGAGTTCGGCTTTTTTAAGAAGGTCGGCAAGTTTTTCAAAAAGGTCGTCAAAAAAGTGGCGCCGATTGCGGGACCGTTGGCGAACTTCATTCCAGGCGTTGGCCCCTTGGTGGCTGCTGGTATTGGAGCGGCGACTAACTTAGCTGCTGGTAAGGGCCTAAAGGGCGCTATTGCCGGAGGTCTCAGTGGATATGGCACGGGCAAACTCCTGGGAGGTATCGGCAGTTTAGGCGGTGCCGGGGCCGGTAAAGGCGGCAGCTTCCTCAGCAAGGTAGGTGAATTCGTCTTACCTGGTAAAGACAAGGTTGGACTAATTGGCAACATTGGCGAGTTCGTTTTGCCGGGCAAAGACAAAGTAGGATTGATCGGGAATATCGGCAAAGGAATCGGCAGCTTATTCGGTGGCGGGGGCATGTCACCAGAGGAGCAGCTTGGCGCGTTGGCAGAAGGTAACGAAGACATGGCCGTCCGAATTGCTCAAGACCTAGAAAGAGGTTTGTCACCGACACAGGTTCTAGAGGGTCTATCTCGTACTCCGGGCGTCATGCCAACCAGCGACAACCCCATGATGCAGTTGGTAAATTATGTACCCGGCCAAAGCGGTCAATCATTTGGAAGTGATCCGTATACTCAATCTTTATTAGATCGTGATCGACAAGCTGCAACGGGCCGCAATCCTATCCTCGCGTTTTTAGATGACAAGCTGGGATTAGATCCTGGTGGCGGTGGCATCCTGGGATCTCTCAAAAACCTGGGCGGTGGCGAAGGCGGCGGCGGTTTGGGCTTGGGCGGCTTAGGCGGTCTAGGCGTTGCTGGTCTGCTTGGCAAGCTTGCCTATGATGAAGCAAAGAATAGAAAGGGCGTCCCTCTGACACCGTTAACGCAGATGGACGCCATGGGTCGATACAATATAGAGGCTGAGATCGCTCGGCGTATGGGTAAAGAAAAGCCTTCCGCCGTTGAGTTTGGCCTCCTGCCAGAGCGGACACTTCCGCAGCTCAGCGGCGGGAGACCACCGATGAAAGAAGCGCCACAGGGAATGATGCGTGGCGGTATGGTCATGCCGATGCGTTACGCGGAGGGCGGCAATGTCGCAATGGAAGATTTTGAGCGCATGAACGGGGACATCAACGGACCCGGAACTGAAACCTCTGACGATGTGCCTGCGATGCTCAGCGATGGAGAATTTGTTATGACCGGAAGAGCTGTGCGTGGGGCGGGAGCGTTTGACATGGCTAAAGGTGATGGCGGAATTATTACGCTCACCCCCAGCAAAGAGGAAGACCGAGATCGAGGAACCAAACTCATGTATGACATGATGGACCTGTTTAGTGAGTTTGCCGGCGCGAGGACTTAATCATGGATTTGGATAGTTTTATCTCGACCAATCCCGGCTACGCCCAAATGGTGGCGGATTTCCGCAGTGCTGGCATGGACGACGCGCAAATTGTCGGCATGATGCAGAACAGTGGACTCGATGTGACCACTGGAACGCAGGCCGACCCTACCCAAAATGTACGAACCGCAGATTTTCAAGACGCTGATGGCGATGGCATCGATGATCGGGACCAAACGCAGGCTGGCACTGATGTAGCTGGCGGCGGTGCGACTACGACTGCAGGTGGTGGCGCGACTACGACTGCAGGTGGTGGCACGACGACAACAACCACAGGTGGTGGCACTACTAGCGCGGGTTCATCAGAGGTGCCGTTTGTTGACTCAGTTACACGACAAGAGAGACAACTGGACCCTATCACTCAGCAGTTGCTGTTCGGTCTAGACGGTGTTGGCGGTTTCATCCCTGGTGCATTCCAAGCAGCGGAGCGCACATTTTTTGACGCGCAAGGCCGTCCCATTGTCATACCTCAAGAGGTTGCGGGTCTCACTCCAGACCAGATTCGGGCAGCTCAAATAGCGAGAGGGGCGGTAGGTGTACAGCAGCCGTTTATTGAACGGGCTGCGTTAGAAGCACGGCAGGGTATCGGCGCACTCGAAAGTGGGCAGACCGATCAAGCAATTGCCCAAGCTAGGGCATTGCAAGAAATTCAGTCGGGCGCAAGGTTTGGGCTTGATCAGCGTGATCTAGGTTTGATGGACGCTCTGACAGGTGTTGAGCAAGGCAGAGCTAGGGCGCTTGGTGCCGAAGAAAGGTTGCGTGGAGATCTCGCAGATTTAGCAGGATTTCAAACCGGCGCTGTAGGGCGGTTTGCCCAGCAGCTCGGGCAGCAAGAACAAGTGGGTCGGCAAGCGGCGGACCAGTTTGGAATGGATCTCGCACGAGCACGACAACAGGGTCGCAGGGTTTATGACGAATTTGGCCGAGACGTTACTGACGCGGTCGGTATCGGTGCGATTGGTGCCGAAGAGCTGTCTCAAGGCTTGCGGGAATCTGAGCAATTGTTGCGCGGGACGACGGGTGACCTGGATATTGGCACCGCAACGTCTAAGTATTTCGACCCTTACGAAGAGCAAGTCGTACAACAAACTCTGGACGATGCGTTAAAAGGGTTAGCGCAATCTGACATGGCGCAACGAGCGCGCGACATACAAACGGGCGGGGAATCGGCTTTTGGCTCCAGAGCGCGTCTGACGGCCGATGAGCGAGCTGAGGCATTGGGTCGTGGTTTGGCCAAAGAGATTGGTGGATTGCGCTCAGCAGGCTTCCAGAGGGCGCAACAGACGGCTATCGGCGAAGACGAGCGAGCACGGCAAGCTGCTCGATCAGCAGCGTCGGGACTAGCGTCATTAGGCGGTCAGCGATACGGCGCTCGCACTGGTTTGTCTAGTCAGCTTTCACAAGCGGCTCAACAAAAACTCGGCGCAGGAACTGGGTTTGGTAACTTGATTCAGCAAACTGCACAGCAGCAGTTAGCAAGCCAGCAGCAGTTGGCAGGACAGATGGGTCAAACAGCCCAGGCTGGCCTTGGTGCTCAACAGCAATTGGCTAACCAGTTAGGTCAACAGGCGCAACAACGGTTTGCGGCCGGCACTGGACTTGGGCAACAGCTCGGCGCGTTTGGTCAGCAAGCCGCCGGTGCTCGTGGAACAGCCGGGCAACAAGGCATGAACATCGCCGGTCAATTAGCTGGTCAGTACGGACAAATCGGACAACAACGAGCTGCAGCAGGCCAGGCGATGCAACAAGCGCGGCAAGGCTACGGCGGATTCTTGACCGGCTTGGGTCAACAAGCTCAACAAGCTACCGCGGCAGACGTGGCGTCCCTCAGTGGAATTGGTGCTCAGCAGCAGCAACAAAGACAAAGAGAGTTGGATGCTCAAAGAGCAGGATTGGTGCAGGCACAGCAGGCGCCGTTGGCTCAGTACCAGGCGCTTATGCCGTTTGTGCAAATGGCGCCGGCAGGATTCAGCACGACTCAAACGTCGTTCACGCCGTCACCTAGCGCATTGCAGGCAGGTTTCGGAACCGGATTATCGACGCTCGGTGCGTTGGGTAACTTCTATGGTCAACCTCAAGGAACCTACTACGGTCAGACTGCAGGTGCGGGATAATGGCGATTTCGAGGGCACAAATGGAAGAGCAGATTCGAGGCTTCAATGCGGGTGGGATCAATAACGTCGATGTCTTTGAAGACTATTCGACCGGCACCGGCCTGAAGCCATTAGACATGACGCAGTTTGAAGAGGACGACGACCCTATCGCTCGACTGCAAACTGCTATCACAGAAGCTTTGAAGGCTGACCAGGCGAAACGAGAGGCTGAAGTTGCCGACAAGACTAAAACATTCAGCACCCGGTACGATGACTACGTTAGCAAGCTGACTCCATTATTCAACGCTCAGCCAGAACCTACCGGCAAACAGAAATTTTTCGACTTGGCGAGCGATATCGGCGCTGCAATGTTGTCAGCCGATCCGACGGCTGGCGCTTTCAGATCTGCTGGTGCGGGTTTTGCTGCGTTCAATGAACGACAAAGAAAGTCACGGGAAGACAAGAGAGCAATCGACCAATCAGTTGCGTTGAAAGCTTTTGAGCTTGCTCAGGCCGACGAAGCGGCAGCGCAGGATTATTTGAACAAGCGTGATTTGAAGCGCCTGGAACTAGATGCCAAACCTTTCGATCCTCTCGTTTACGAAATCGACGTGACAGATACCGAGGGAAAGGTGATCGGCAAGAAGCAGGTGCGCGTCGATCCCAGGAACAAGATCGAGGTAATGGCGGTAGAAGCCAATCCCAGCGCGAGGCTCATTAGAACTCCGCAGAGTAGCGTCACGGTCGAAGCTGCCAGGACGCCGACCAGATTTGACGAGGAGAGTGGAAAAGCCTTCGCGAAACTTGAGTCGGACATATTCAAGGCGGCAGAGGACGCGGCTAATCAGAACCAATTGACCACTATGTTTTTGAGCGTAGTCGAGGAGTTAGGTAAGGAAAATTTTGGGGCGATCGAAAGCCAAACTTTGCCGGTAAGAAAGATTTTGTCCGACCTTGGTTTGTTTGAAGAAGAGGACAATGTTTTCTCATATCAAGAATTGGCGAATACGCTAGGCACTCGAATTGCTATGGGTCTGGTCGGTCAAACCAAGGGTGCAATAACCGAGATGGAAATGCGTTTGTTTATTGCCGCATCGCCAGGCTTGGCGTCAACCTACGATGGGGCGGTTCGACAAGCCAGCATTTTGCAGCGCATGGCAAATCGGAACGTAGAAATACAGCAAGAATACAGTCGTGCGATTCAGAACGGTCTTTTCGATGGCCTGGAAACAGATGCCGACAAACTCCGTCAAGCTCGTGCGTGGATTACTAATTGGAGACTAGAAAATCCTTTCTTCGATGCAAGCGAGCTGAAAAGTTTACGAGATTTAGCAGACAAGCAACCAGCCGCTGCGAAGGCTTTCGGCCAAGATTTCTTGAACAAGCTATATGGTCGTGGAGACTCAGCTCCCAGCGAGCAAATGGCCGACGACGATGAAGAAATGACTACGGACTTTAGCTAGATGGCAGAATCCAACAAGGCGACCAAACAAATAACGTATATGGGAATCCCGTATACGGTCGGTGCAGATGACACTTTGGAAGACCTGCTGAAAAAGCCTGGGTTCGAGGCTGCTCATGCTGAAAACATGAAGATACAGGCTCGTAGAT